AGGCGAAGGCAAAGACATCGCAACCTTATACGATATCGCTGATGACATTGGCGGTCAGAACTATACCCTTAGACATTTGAATGAGAGAGTCAACATTTATAATGATGAAAACTTTAAGTATGAGGTTATAAAAGTAAACCTTAGATCAAGTTAAATATGGAAGAAGAATTTTTAGCAACTATGAAGTTAATTACAGGTGAAGAAATAATTTCAAAAGTTTCTTATATGCCTGATGATGATAGTCTTGTATTAGAAAATCCTATGGAGGTAACCTTTGTTGATCAACAAAGAAATCATTTAAAAATTAATGGATTCTCTTTAACAGAATGGATTCATTCAACTTTTGATCATATGTTTGTTTTACCTAAACAACATATTATAACCATGACACAAGTTGAAGATAAACGTATTGAAAAATTTTACTCTGATACAGTAGCAAGACATATTAATCAAGTTAGTTCATTTAAAGATTCATATGAACCTCATAAGTTTTCTCGTACAATGGGAAACCTAGGTTCTATTAAAGAAACTAAAAAATCTTTAGAAGATCTATTTAATAAAAGCTAAGAGCTACAACCCTTCTGAACTCTGACATAGTTATCCTACTCAGGTTCTCGGGATTTGTCAAGCCTTGACAATATTCATAAGATGAACTAAACTAAGAGTATCCGAAAAGGAAAAGTTCTCATGAAAAAAAAGACAGAGTATTACGTCAATAATAAAGAATTTCTAGAGGCGGTCTCTGTCTACCGGAACAAAGTGATCGCAGCAAAAGAAAACGATCAACCACGTCCTCGTGTTCCAAATTATATTGGTGAGTGTTTCCTTAAGATCGCTACACATCTATCATACAAACCAAACTTTGTCAACTACATGTTTCGTGAGGATATGATCTGTGATGGCATTGAGAACTGCCTGCAGTACATTGACAACTTTAATCCAGAGAAATCTTCTAACCCGTTTGCTTATTTTACGCAAATTATTTACTATGCATTTTTAAGAAGAATTCAAAAAGAAAAGAAACAATTAGAAATTAAAAATAAAATTCTTGAACGTTCAGGATACGATGAAGTAATGCATACAGACACATACGATGGTAGTATGGCAGGCATGAACGCTTCTTATTCTGACATGGGTAGTATTAAAGAAAATATTGAAATTAAAATGAATCGCTGATGCCAAATCCAAATCAACTGTATGAAGACATGTATAAATTGAATGCTCTATATGAAGAGCTGTGTTGGGGTCCAGATGACGAACTGGTCTTTACTCACCGTCACGGCAGAGTTGTGATCTATAATAATACCTTAAGGAAGCAAGCAACCGATGAGCAATTCCAATGAGCATGAGTGGTATGAAACACCCTATGGAAAATTCCGCATTGAGAAGAGACGGTTTGGAACGTGGACTAGCTTTGGTGAGGATGGCGAGGGAATCGTCACAGGCGGTACGAGGGAATCTGTCATGGAAGGAACGCCATTCCACTTGGAAGGTGTCGCTACTAACTGGGCTAACTGCAAATACTCAGCACGATACGATGGGACAGTGAGCGGTAAGTTATGAAAGTTGCACTCATTACAGACCAACATCTTGATGGACGCAAAGGTTCTTTAGCGTTCTGGAATTACTTTCAAAGATTCTATGACGAGATCTTTTTTCCTACTCTTGAGAAAGAAGGTGTCAATACCATTATTGATTTGGGTGACACTTTTGATAACCGAAAGTCTATGGATTTTAATACTTTTAACCGTGTTAATGAAAATTACTTCAAGCGATTAAAAAATTATAAAGTTCATATGATCTTGGGAAATCATTGTACGTATTACAAAAATACAAATCAGATTAATTCCCCTGAACTTTTATTAGAACAGTATAATAATATTAAAATTTATGTAGATCCAAAAGAAATTAAACTAGGCAGCAAAACATTTTTAATGTTGCCGTGGATTAATGCTGGGAATAAAGAAGTAAGTTTAAAAATGATCAGCGAAAGTAATGCTGATAATGTATGTGGTCACCTTGAGTGTGATGGATTTGAAGTTACTCCTGGTATGAAGTTTGACGGTGGATTTAAAGTCTCGGATTTTAAAAACTTTAAACGTGTTTGGTCTGGACACTTTCATCACAAATCAAAACATGGCAACGTTCAATACCTAGGCAACCCTTATCAGATGTTCTGGAATGATTATAAGGACACTCGCGGATTCCATATCTACGATACTGAAAGTGATAAACTTAAGTTTGTCAGAAATCCCTACGAGATCTTTGATAAGATCTTCTACGATGACACCAGTACAGACTACAACAAACAGGATGTGTCTAGTTATAAAGACAAGTTCATTAAGATCGTTGTCAATGAAAAACGAAACTACCAAATGTTTGAAACATTGGTTGATCGTCTTTACAACGTAGGTGTTCATGATGTTAAAATTGTTGAAACTTTAGTTGACACAGAAGATCTAAATGATGTAGAATTAAATGTAAAAGATACACTCACTCTTTTAAGTGAGTACATTGATGAGATTGAACTTGCGGTAGACAAAACCGACCTCAAAAAATTAATGCAATCTCTCTACATAGAATCATGTGAGACTGTTTAATGCATGTACATAATCACATTGCAAGATGAACCATCCGGAATTTATTCTGTATTCAATGATTCCGAAGATCGTATTATTCCATTATTTGAACAAGAAGATGATGCATTGCGTTATCTTTTTTTGCTAGAAGAAACCAATAGCAATCCTGACTTAGAAATTCTTGAAGTTGAACCTGATTTGATTATCACTGCATGCAGATCTCAAGGACAAAAGTATTCTATTATTACAGCAGACGACCTTATTATTCCCCCACCTGATAAAGAATGATTATTTTTGAAAAACTCCGTTGGAAGAATTTTTTGTCTACGGGTAATGTTTATAGTGAAGTAAATTTAGAAACTGCAAGGACAAATTTAATTGTCGGAACAAATGGAGCAGGTAAGAGCACTATTCTAGATGCTCTTACCTTTTCTTTGTTTGGAAAACCATTTCGTAAAATTCCTAAACCAGCAATGGTTAATAGTATAAACGAAAAAGATTGTTTGGTTGAAATTGAATTCCGTATCGGGAAGCAACAGTATAAAGTTGTACGCGGTATTAAACCAAACAAGTTTGAGATCTATGCAAACGGTAAATTGTGGAATCAAGAAAGTTCACTTGCCGAACAGCAGAAAAATTTTGAGTTGAACGTTCTTAAGATGAACTACAAGTCATTTACTCAGATTGTGGTGCTTGGTTCTTCTACGTTTGTTCCTTTCATGCGTCTTCCAGTTGCACAGAGACGTGATATTATTGAAGACATCTTAGACATTCAAGTATTCTCAACAATGAATGTTCTTCTTCGGGATAAGTCCCGAGAAAATATAGAAGAGATTCGCGAACTGGATTACCAACTTGATTTGTTGAAAGATAAGATTGAAATTCAGAAGCAGCATATGCATACGTTAGAAAAACGTACTCAAGAAGAAATTAATAAAAAAGAAGAAAAGATTAATGAGTATAAAAAAACTGAACTACAAGGTGCTGAAGATGTAGTTATTCTGACTAATCAAATCGGTAATCTTAATAAAGAAATGGAGGGGTGTAAAACTTCCAGTGAGAAATTAAAGAAGTTAAACACTTTTCTTATTAAAGTTCAGGGTAAATTGAACACATGTAAGAAAGAACATGAGTTTTTTGAGAACAATCATGTGTGTCCTACATGTACTCAAGAACTTTCCGAAAATTTTCGTGATGAAAAGTTAGAGTCTGGAAAGACTAAGGTTGATGAAATGCTTGTGGGATATAATGATATCCTCTCTGCTATAGGAGAAGAGGAAGTTAAATTTAATAAATTTACTGAGCTGTCTTCTGAAGTTAACAATATTAATGTTACAATTTCACAAACCAATTTTCAGTTGATGACTATTCGTAAACAAATAGAAGCACTTCAAGATGAAGTGCAGGAATTGCAAGGTGATAACATTGATAAAAAATCTGAGTTTGTTAAATTAGAAGCACTTCTTACAAGTAAAAAATCTTTTAGTGGTAGTATCACTGAATTAAAAAAAGATCGCGATGTATTAACAACAGCAAGTCAATTGCTAAAAGATAACGGTATTAAATCCCGAATTGTTAAAACATATCTTCCTACTATGAATAAGTTAATTAACGATTTCTTACAAAGGATGGAGTTCTATGTCAATTTTACCCTAAACGAAAATTTTGAGGAGATAATTAAGTCCAGATTCCGCGATGTTTTTTCCTATGAAAGTTTTAGCGAAGGAGAGAAAGCTCGTATTGATATCGCTCTGTTGCTTACTTGGCGTAGTATTGCTAAACTTAAGAATTCTGTGGATACTAACCTCTTGATTCTGGACGAGATCTTTGATGGATCTCTTGACCAATCAGGAACATCTGATCTAGGATGGATCCTTCGTAACTTTGATGAAAGCACCAAGGTGTTTGTTATCAGTCACAAACAAGGTTTGGATGATAAATTTGACAGAACTATTACAGTTGATAAGGTTAAAAACTATTCAGTCTTGACTGAGACAGTTAATGAAGTGACACATGGAATGGTTGGATGACCATTCTTTTTTGTATGATGAGTCCATCAGCAAAAGAGACAGATGCAAACTCAAGAAATCAAAGGCAACCTAGCACGACTGCTTGCAACTGAGAACCTTATTGTAGAGCACCGTAAGACTGCTACAGCATCCTTTGATGTTGACCGTCGCTTGCTTACCCTTCCTATGTGGGACAAAGCATCTGGGATTGTCTATGACATGCTGGTGGGTCATGAGGTTGGACATGCTTTGTTCACACCCAACAAAGACTGGCGTGATGCTGTAGATTGCCCTAAAGATTTTGTTAATGTTATAGAAGATGCTCGTATTGAGAAATTAATGAAACGTAAGTTTCCTGGTTTACGTAAATCTTTTAATGGTGGATATAAGGAATTAAATAATTTAGATTTTTTTGAAATTGTTGATCAAAATCTTGATAACTTTAGTTTGATTGATCGTATCAATTTACATTTTAAAATTGGTGCAAGTGCATTCATTCCGTTTGGTGCATCCGAATTAGTTTTTGTTGAGCGTACAGAAAAAGCAGAAACTTTTGCTGAAGTATTGCAGATTGCTTTTGATGTATATCAGTTTAGTAATCAAACTGAAACACCTATGACGCATGAAGAAATGCTTGAGGTAGCACATCAACGTGAAAACGAAAATAGTAAAGAAGAAGAAAATACTCAGGTTAGTGAAGATCAGTTTGAAAATTCTTCAATGCCTCAGCAAGATAATGATTACGAAGAAGATTATGAAGAAGGAGAAGAAGATTTTTCAGGTGGAGATACCGGTGGAGAGACTTCTCAAACTCAACGTTCCTTTGACAACTCAGCAGAAAATCTTTCTTCTCGTCAGGGTCGTTCCCCTGTGTATGTTGAAATTCCAGAAGCAATGAATTTGAATAATCATATTGTTGATTGGACTATATTGCATAATTGGATTGATAAAAATGCAGGAGAAGAAGAAAACTATGAGTATGTTGATAGTGAGTATTATAAATTTCGTAAGCAATCACAAAAAGAAGTAAACTACTTAGTAAAAGAATTTGAATGCCGTAAGTCAGCTGACGCTTATGCTCGTGCTGGTCAATCTAAGACTGGTGTACTTGATACTTCTAGACTTCACACTTATAAGTACAACGAAGATCTTTTCAAAAAAGTAACTGTAATTCCTGATGGCAAGAATCATGGTTTGATATTCTTGCTTGACTGGTCTGGTTCTATGAGTAATGAAATCCTTGCTACTGTTAAGCAAGTTCTTAACCTGACTGCATTTTGTAAGAAGGTTCAGATTCCATTTGAAGTATATGCTTTCACTAATGAATGGGTATGTGCTCAACGTTCCATGAAAAATGATACTAGTTACTATAGTATGACTTATGGAAATATTCAAAAAAATACAGTGTATATAAACGATGAACATTTTCATCTGATGAACTTCGTTTCCTCTCGTTCTAACTCTCGTCAGTATGAGCGTATGTGTAAGAATTTATTTCGTGAGGCTCATTACTACAAAGCGTATAGTGGATACTCAACTACTTTAGGTGTCGGTCTGTCTGGTACTCCATTAAACGAAGCAATCGTTATGTTGAACTATATTATTCCTGAATTCAAAAGTAACAATGATCTCCAAAAAGTCAACGTTTGTGTTCTTTCTGATGGTGAGAGTTGCTCTGCTGCATATGGTCATGAAATTTATATGGATCATAAAGATGAGTATCGTGTTGCTCCTCGCCGTATTGATTATTATCAAGTACTTCGGGATCGTAAAACTGGAATTACCTATGAGCAGTTTGACTACAGTAATGTAACTAACATTTTTATTCAGCAAGTTCGTGATCGTAACCCAGGTGTAAATGTGATTGGGTTTCGTATTCTTGGAGGTTCTCAGTTGCAAAATTTTGTTGGACGTTATGCTTCTTATGAAGGTTACTCTGATATTCAAAAACAGTGGAAGAAAGAAAAGTCTGCTATTATTAAAAACCCTAAAGCATTCACTGCTCTTTATGCCATCTCTAATAATTCATTGAACGAGACTGCTGAGTTTAATGTTGAGAGTGGCGCAAAAAAAGGAGATATTACTAAGGCATTTAAAAAAATGCTTGGTGGTAAATCTGCAAATAAAAAACTTCTCAGTTCTTTTGTGGAGTATGTCGCTTGACGAACCGTCCACTCTGCCCATGACTCTACCTCACTCTGCCCTATAATAACTACATAAACAAAACGCATCATGCCTGCAAAGTCAGATCTTACTACATCACAACTTGCTTCTTATCTGTCAGAAAATTATGGCAATGATATTAATGCACAACATGTCACTTCTGCATGTGATTATTTTGGTGTAACCTATGCTACTGCTACCAAGCGTCTACGGGACTTCTATGTTAAACGTGGCACTTGGAACCTTACAGTACAGGAACATCTAGAACAAACTTACGAAGCACCTGCTGCTATGCCTGCAGTAGAACAAAATCTTATTCCTATGAAGGATGAGAACTTCGTTCCTTTTGGTAACTTTACTGATGTGAAAAAAGTTATCAGTTCCAAATTATTTTATCCGGTGTTTATCACTGGTATGTCTGGTAATGGTAAAACTCTTTCGGTAGAGCAAGCATGTGCTTCCCTAAATAGGGAACTCATTCGTGTGAACATCACCATTGAAACTGACGAAGATGATCTTATTGGTGGGTTTCGTCTTGTTAATGGTGAAACTGTTTGGCACAACGGACCAGTCATTGAGGCTTTGGAACGCGGAGCTGTGTTGCTTCTAGACGAAGTTGACCTAGCATCTAATAAAATCTTATGCCTTCAATCTGTTTTGGAAGGTAAGGGTGTCTTCCTAAAGAAAACTGGTCGTTACGTAAACCCTAAATCTGGATTCAATGTTATTGCAACTGCAAATACTAAAGGTAAAGGCAGCGATGACGGTCGCTTTATTGGAACTAACGTTCTCAACGAAGCCTTCCTTGAGCGTTTTGCCTTGACCTTTGAGCAGGAGTATCCTACTCCTGCTGTAGAAACTAAAATTCTTCTTCGTATTACTGCTGCTGTTGGTAAGCATGATGAAGAATTTTGTGTTAACCTTGCTAACTGGGCAGACATTATCCGTCGCACCTTCAAGGACGGGGGTATTGATGAAGTGATCAGCACCCGTCGTTTGGTTCATATTGTACGAGCATATGCTATCTGGGGTGATCGTATGAAGGCGATCAAGGTTTGTGTCAATCGTTTTGATGAAGAAACCAAACAATCCTTTATTGAATTGTATGATAAAATTGATGCTGGAGTTGAAATTGATGGAGAAACTGAAGATGCCTGAACTGGGAGATTGTAACTTTATTGGCAGTGTCATCCACATCAGTGGTCAAGGCGCTGCTAGAGTTTCTAATGTGGCAGGTGATATTATTACTGTCATTAACCTTGACGGAGAAAGTCAAGAGTGCTATTATAAAGATATTGATTACGTATGCATACCGTGAAAAAATACAATGAAGATGCTCTTCTAAAAGAGTTAAGTGATTACATTTCTGGAACCTATGGACAACACTATTCTGCTGGCAACGACGAGATTCAAACGTTAGATTTGATTGAAGCAGTGGGTGATGCTGAGGCATTCTGCCGAAGCAACATCCTAAAGTATGCTTCTCGTTACGATAAAAAAGGAACTGCCCGTCGTGATATCATTAAGATCCTTCACTACGCATTGCTGCTGCTCCACTTCTCTGACAAAACTGCTATTACCGAATCTTACAATCAATGAGTAAAGTCATCCTATCTAAAAAAACTCTAGATGTTCTCAAAAACTTCAGTACAATCAATTCCTCAATCGTCTTCCGTAAGGGAAGCACTGTACGAACCATCTCTAATGCAGAGAACATTCTGGCAAAGTTCACTGGTGAAGAAGTATTTCCTGTGGACTTCGCAATTTATGATCTCAGTCAGTTTCTTTCTGGGATCTCTTTGTTTCACGATCCTCAGCTTGAATTCGCATCTGGCGATTTTGTCAACATCCGTGGCGGTCGTCAGTCTGTTAAGTATTATTTTTCTGATCCTGAAATTACGCTCAAAGGTGCTCCGGAAAAAAATGTAAAATTTCCTGGTGCTGATCTTCAGTTTAATCTAACTGGTGAAGATCTTGTTGCGCTACAAAAAGCATCTGCTGTTTATAGTCTACCTGATCTAACCTTCCAATCAATTGAAGGTCATGATGAGATTAAACTTATCCTCCGGGACAAAGAGAATGATACCAGTAATACTTATGATATCACTGTGGCAGGTTGCTCTACTGGCACCTATACTCTTGATCTTAAAATTGAGAACATTCGTCTTCTTCCTGGCGACTACACTGTTAAAGTCTCTCAACACCTTATTTCAGAGTGGACCAATGTAAATACTGACTTGACTTACTACATTGCCCTTGAGCCAGCGTGAAGCACCTTCTGTTTACTCTGAAAGATTGTAACCGTGATCTTTTAAATGACGAAGAGTTTATCAGAGATATTATTTACACTGCTTCTAAAAAGTGTAAATCAACTCTGTTATCAATCAACTCACATAAGTTTGATCCTCAAGGTGTAACTTGTGTGGCGATGCTAGCAGAGAGTCATATTAGTATTCACACATGGCCAGAGAAAGGTATGGCAGTTTGCGATATCTTTACCTGTGGTGAGCATACCAAACCAAAAAAAGGTATGGAGTATATGCAAATGATGTTCAGTGCCAATGACATCATATCTAAATCATTTATGCGACCATTAGAATGAGTAAAGAGTTTTTGTGGGTGGAGAAATACCGTCCAAGTATTGTTGAAGATTGTATCCTTCCCGCTAGTATCAAGGAAGTGTTTCAGGGTTTTGTCAACCAGGGAGAACTACCCAACCTGCTGCTGAGTGGCACTGCTGGTGTGGGTAAGACAACCATCGCTAAGGCGCTGTGTGAGGAGATTGGTGCCTCTTACATCGTGATCAATGGATCCGATGAAGGACGCTTCCTAGACACTGTGAGGAACCGTGTGAGGCAGTTTGCCACTACGGTCTCTCTGACCTCTGGAGCATCCCACAAGGTGGTCATCATTGACGAAGCAGACAACACCACTAGCGACGTGCAACTGTCCCTCAGGACTGCTGTAGAAGAGTTTCATAGCAACTGTCGTTTCATCTTTACTTGCAACTTTATCAATAAAATTATTGAACCGTTGCACTCACGTTGTACGGTAGTAGATTTTAGGATCAAACCTGAGCAGTCTACTCAACTTCAAGGTGAGTTTTTTACTCGTCTCCAAACTATTCTGACTAACGAGAATGTTGAGTATGAAGATAAAGTTCTCGCTAAAATTACTAAGCGTTATTATCCTGACTGGAGGCGTCTTATTAATGAGTGCCAACGCTATGCCGCTACTGGTGCTATTACGTCTGCTATTCTTGTGGATGTTGCTGATGTCAATCTGGACACTCTCCTTTCGTCCTTGAAGAAAAAAGACTTTACTAATGTAAAGAACTGGGTAGTTCAGCATCTGGATAACGATCCTAGTATGGTGATGCGTAAGATCTATGACAGTTTGTATGGTGTGTTGAAACCTGCTTCTATTCCTGAAGCTGTTCTCATCATTGCCAAGTATATGAAAGACATTACTATTGTTCCCGATCAAGAGATCAACCTGTTGGCATGTCTTACTGAGATCATGATGAGTTGTGAATTCAAATGAAACCGAATAAAACCACACCGCAGAATGTAAAAGAATCCCACGAGGGTCTTTTCTATGCTACAATGAACCTACCTGCTGCAGCAAAGCACTGCGGTATGACTGAGAAGGAATTAAAAATGACGTTTTTTGAATACCTAAAATACAATGCCCCAAACTTTGAAATCTCTGAAGACACCCCTTCGCTACCCAGGGGGCAAAAGCAGGGCGCTGGCAAACCTGTTCCGGTTCCTCCCAGACCTTTCCCAGGCAAGCGAGTATCGTGAACCATTCTTGGGTGGTGGGTCTGTTGCTATTGAAATTGGCAAACGTTACCCAAACCTAGATATCTGGGTGAATGATCTATACGAACCACTCTATAACTTCTGGAGAGAACTCCAGGAAAATGGTAGAGAGATGCGTGATCAACTTGTGCAACTTAAGAATCGTCATCCAGAACCAGTATCAGCAAAACTATTATTTCTAGACGCTAAGGAGAAAGTAAACGATGATCAAACATCCAACCTATCTCGTGCTGTTAGTTTTTACATTGTTAACAAGTGCTCTTTTTCTGGTCTCACTGAATCCAGCTCCTTCTCAAAGCAGGCTTCAGAAAGTAATTTCTCAATGCGAGGCATTGATAAACTCCCAGACTATTCCTTGATGATCAAGAAATGGAAGATTACTAATCTTCGCTATCAAGAACTCTTTACTGATAACAAAGACATCTTTACTTATCTAGATCCTCCTTATGAGATTGGTTCTAATCTCTATGGTAAGAAGGGGAACATGCATAAAGGGTTTGATCATGATGGGTTTTCTGCTGTCTGTGATCGGTTTGTTGGTCCTCAACTTGTATCTTACAATTCATCTCAACTAATCCGTGATCGTTTTCATGGGTGGACAGCTGCTGAATTTGCACACACCTATACCATGAGGAGCGTAGGAAGTTATAATACTGATCAAGCAGCTCGTAAGGAACTCGTTTTAACCAACTATGAATTATGACATATCAACTGAAAGACTATCTTTATTCAATTAACCAATCAAAGAAAAGTATTCTAGATGAT